CTCTAAGTGTTAGTGGAAGTGGTGGAGATGCCGTTCATACTGACACACATGGACGAGTTGCCCGTAAGCGTAATTCCAGTGGGCAAGAAGGACTTGATAGAGGTTCTTTAAGCAAAGATAGTATGGATGCGGGTTCGTATGAGGGTGTCTCTCAGTTGCCATATCCTGCAGATGATGATACTCGCCCACCTCGTACTGTGGAACGGCATAAGCCTGGAGATTCGGAAGACGATGAAGCGGAGCAACGCGCTTCAGATCAGGAACATGATATTCCTAAAGAGCAACAGCCGATTGGTCCCGATTATGCTAGTAGTTATGTAATTGCTGACGATGAGGATGGTTATAGTCCTACAGAAGTGTCAGAAAAACCAGAGAATGAGCTTGTTAGACGAAAGTTTATCGATGAAGATCATCATTTGCGAACCATTAATGATAATGCCGCAGAACAATATACTAATCTATCGATGCTATCCGCTGATTTAATGAATCATACTTTAGGTAAGGGAGATACGCCTGAATCTTTAGGTGAACTTGATGCTTTTAAGGTATTAACGGCTAATTCGATTAGAAAGATGGATACGGGACGTACTTTAGTAGTTGCAGGATGGGGAAATTATTATATTGTAGACCGTGAGGGGCATCGTCTTGGATTAGAGGGGATGCGACGGGCTATGAATAATTTCTTGGGTAAGAAAGAATTTGCCAATATGAATATTTTCCACTCTGGAATTCAGGTGGGGCAGATTCTAAAGAGATTCGTGGATGATACTGGAAAAGAGTGGGTAACTGAGGTTCGACCTGAAGGGCTGTTTGTGGTCGCGGCTTTTAGAACTGATTTAGAAGTTTCTAGAAAAGCTATGGCAGAAGTCTTAAAAGGTGGAATGAGAGGTTTTTCTATCGCTGGAAATGCCAAAGATAAGAAAACTATTTGTGAACATGGTAAATGTTGGACTGAAGTGACTGACTTAGAGATTTATGAAGTAACTTTATGTGTTACTCCGATGAACCCTAAGTCCTATATAACAGATATTATACAAAAACCTGATCCAATGATTTGTCCAGAATGCTATAACGTAAAACAATTAGAGTTTGATTCTAGTTTACGACCTAAATAAATTTTAATTATTGCCATTTTTTGGTAAAAATATAGACACCTGAAATATTTTCTTATATTATATAAGTTAGTCCTATTTAGGAGGGGCAAAGTATGGCTTCCAATACTACAGAGCTTCTGCCTATCTTGAAGGCTTTGCGAGAGTATATCGTTAAAGAGTATGGGGTGAATTATCCTCCTCATGTTCGTGGCGAAGATGCTTCTCAGAAAGCATTGCCAGATAATTGGGTAGACAAGTTGAACCCCCTTAGTGGTGGCGATACGGTAGGCCGGGATTCCCACGGTTCTCAGGGAACAAAGTCTACTAAAGCTGGTGCTCAGGGAACAGATCCATACCTCCATAAGAGCGACCTTGAGGCCATTTTGGCTGATTTCGCTAAGCATATGGTGGATGGACAGTCAGTGCAAGCTGGCGGCCAACGGGCTGATGGCATGCATGGAGCGGGAGGATATTCGTATCCTGGCGACTCCAATCGGATTCCAGACGGTCTTGAAAAGAACGAACATGAAGATGACATGGACGACGAAGACATGATGGAAGACGAAGTTGAAGACATCGAAGATGATGTTGACGACGACGATGAAGAAATGATGGACGAAGAAGACGAAGACATGGAAAAGAACTATATGGCACAAAGTGCTGATGGTATCAATGAGCTTCTGAAGGACATCAAAGGTTTACTTTCTTCCCGCCACCAGGAAAAACAACAATTTTCTGAAATTCAAGGCGAGATTAGTAATCTTAAAAAGTCCGTGCAGAAAGATGTCAAAGATGGCATTCGCAAGGGATTGAAGAGTTTCAACCTTAATCCTTCTCACGGCGACATGGCTACTCGCACTCCGATCTATGGAGAACAGCAAGAGCCAGAAATAGACTTCTCTGGGCAGATGCCAGACCAGCGCATCGGTGTAGAGGGGGACTCATTCCAGAAGTCTGATGAAGAGAACGCTGCTGATCAATTCGTTGATGGCATCGAGCAAATCGTCCGACAGACGGATGCGAATGACCTCCGTGGTCACTTCAAACTGGTAAATGGGATGCGTAATCAAACTGGTGAGCTTACTCCCCAGACCTTGTATTACTACCCACGACCTTCAAATGGGAGGTCTAACTAATGGCTGACCTAAGTATTGCGCAGTATATATCTTCTGCGGAGCGAAATCTGCGTAGCTCACTGATGCCGCCTGGTTACTTTGCTAAGCAAACATACCTTCAGGTGTCAGATGTGTTCACTGCAACCTATGGCCGGAAGGTCTGGGACGCACTGAACAACCAGACACGATTCTGGAACATTCTTCGGAAAGTTCAATGGGGACCCACCACTGGTTGGCGTTTGCGGTCTGACCGGGGTTCGGAGCGATCTCGCCCCGTAACCGAGACTGGCTCACTCCCAACCGTCGATGTCAGCAACTACGTCAACGTGGACTCTGCTCCTCGTATCGTAGCCACTGACTTCGGTGTCTCACTCAAGTCCCAGATCATGAGCGGTCTTGAAGGTGGTATGGGGGATAACCTGGCAGTTGAGCAGGAAGCTGCTGCTAGGGACCACATCAAAGAGTTGAACCAGGAACTCCTGCTTCGCTCGATGACCATCTGTTCGACTGCTGGTGCCTCTGGTACTGGTGAACTAATCTCCGCTGGTAACACTCTCCGTGTTGGTGACACCTTCGGTGGAACCACCATCGGTGATACCGCTCTCACATATTCTGGCCTTGACGCTCAGAGTGATGCTACCTGGACGGGTGGTGGATCTGTAACTGACGGCGAGATCATTTATGTAAAGAGCCGTGCTGGCTTCACTTCTCTTGACGACATTGTCGAACAAGATGCTCGTGTTGTGGCTGGCGTGACTGTTACTAACGGCGTAGACGTATATAACCAAGCTACTCGTGCTGCTGGTGGACACGTTGCTGCTGCTACCGTTCTAGGTAATAGTGGTACGGGTCGTAACCTTACGTTGGCTCTGCTAGACCAGGCCATTCGTGAAGTTCGTGTAAACGGTGCTGACCCAGACGTAATTCTGATGGGTTATGACCAGTTTGACCGTCTATCTTCCTTGCTGCAAGCTCAGCAACGTTATCTGGACTGGGGCGAATTTGTTGTCAAAGTCGGCGACGAATCTACCCTCCCAGGTTCCCACGCTGGTTTCCAGGTGGCTACTTATAGGGGCATCCCAGTCATCGTCGATCCTGATGTTCAGGGTTCGTTCACGGCTGCTGATGGTAACCTTGGTAGCAATGTCTATGTCATGGATACGCGGTACTTGGAACTCGCTATTGCTGCTCCTACGCAGTATATCGACAACAGGGACTTCTTCCAGGCTAACGCATTCGTCCTACGTGGATTGTTCTACACCATAGGTGAACTACGATCCTTGCGTTTGGACGCACATTCCAAGATTACTGACCTAAACGCCTAATCTAGGTTTTTAGTCACCATAGTGATAGGGAAGTTAGTCTTGTACTGACTTCCCTATTGCATCGCATACAATAAAATTTCTGATGCTGGAAGTAAGAGGGCAACCTCTGAGGGCGGGATTGGTGGTATCCAGTAAGGGACGTTAACATGGCTTTAACTATTACGGAAATTCATCGTTCAGTCTTTGGTAATAAGAGAATTCTTACTGCTGATCTAGACTGTGACTCTAGTTACCCTACTGAGGGTGAGTCTTTGACTCCTACTGACGTAGGCATGATTGGGTTTGATATTGTCTTGCTAACTCCTCAATCTATCAGTAATACGTCGGATGAGGATGCTGCAGCAGACTTGGGCCATAGCCCAACGTTTGATTACACTAATAACAAACTGATAATGACTTATTCTGACCTTAACGCTTCGGCTGACGGTCCGAGTATTCAGGTTGCTAACACCACCGATTTAACTGGTGTTCGTATTAGAGCGTTAATCGTCGGTTTCTAACAATTAAATAAGTCCTAGGTTGGTAGTACGAGTCAGCTCGACTATTGTTTTTGATATTCAATGAGAAAGGGTAGTCGAGCTTGGCTATCCTTTTTTGTTATTATGGTGCCATATGAATCCGATTTTAGCTGGTATAGGCGACATACTTAAGAGAATTAGACCTAACATAATGTTAGGGATGATTATTATTGCGGTGTTGGGATTGGGAATATCTTGGATTGGTTGGCAAATGGAAATGGAAGGTATTATCAGCGCAGCTGGCGTAGGTAGTATCGTCGCTATTTCTAATTTGGCAGGTAAAATTTTGGAAACTGAACGAGGTTCAGACGGAGGATAAGGTGTTTCAGATATTTACGGCTATCAAGTTAGGTAACGCCATTCTTAAGCGGTTGAAGAACGCTGAAAATCGCTCAGAATTAGTAGATTCACTTGTTAATGCTATGGGTGATGGTAAGATTAAACCCACTGAATGGGCGCAGATTGGAAAACAGTTAGGTGTCTTCGATACCTTGGAGGACTAAGTGAATTTACTCAGTAAATTAGCTACTTGGTTCATGATTAGAGTCAAACGGGATAAATTAGGTCAATATGATTTTGGCGTAGTTCAATTTGGTAATCATGAATTGCCTATCGTCGGATACCGCCATCAACATATTGGACCCCCTAAGTTGTTCTATGTTGATTCTTTAACTTTGGATCGGCTTTCAGGACAAGATAATGACACTAGCAGCACTTAGATCACAGATTGAATTAGAACAACCTCTGCCTGCATTTAGAGGTTTTACTCTTACTACTACAGATGCAAATGCGACTACTGTTTTAACGGTTTCAAGCCTTATGGAAGAGGCTAATCGTATTACATTTGTTGTTGAATTTGGTGATATGTATATTAA